AGAACACACCAGAGGTCAAGAAAATGGAGTCACTGGAATCTAAAATCCAACGCTCGGTTGATTTCTACCACCACATCTACCTCATCCACTGCGAGATGTTCGAGCGGTTATGCGACCTGTCATGGGGTGAAGGCCAATCACTACCATCCGATGACCGCTATGGTCTTGCATGGTGGGAGACATACAAGGCGCGGATGCAGGATCGTCCGGTGTTAGCAACAACAGCTAACGAAGAAGCCAAGTCACGCCTCATCAAGAAGGCATCGTAACACATACAGGCAGGGTGCATCATGCATCCTGCCTTTTCCTATAAGCAGATCGGCCCCGCTGCGCGCCGCCTGCCCCACCCCGCTACATCAAATCCTGACGCACCTCGCGCTTCCACGCCATCGGGCAACCCATGGGGTAGCCCGACTCTTGGCTGCGCACACAAAGCTGTGAAGTTCGTCTCATTAGTAGGAGTAAAAACCAATGGAAGAATTTGTATTTATGGTTGCGTTCTTTGGAATGCTCGTAGGCATCACCGGCTTCATCTTAATGATATGCGAAGTAGTCCACGATGAATTTGTGCGTGGACGTAATGAGCCGCGTGACTTTCAGTCATACCAGAGGAAGTTAGATGATCGATACGTTTCTTTACATAATAAGCCAAGCGACAGGCTTCAGTAAATCAGAACTGCTATCGCGCAGACGCACCGCTGCGCTGCGTGATGCACGGTTCTGTTTATATCTTGCGCTAGTTGAGTCTACCAATCTCTCCCTTAGTGAAGTAGCTCGTCAACTCCGCAAAGATCACACCACCATCATCAGTGGTGTCAACAAAGCAAGGGACAAACGCAGGTCTGATCCTGTGTTTGCCCATCTCTATCGCACTATCATTAACTTGCTATCAGAGGAGATACAAAATGGATGGCATGACAAACACAGAATGTTCGTGGAATTTCCCAGTAGAATTTCAGAACATCGGAGCGTTCAGTAATATCGACAGCACATATGTTGACATCCCCGAGTCACTAGGTCGAGTGCTTGTACGCACCGACACCAATCAACCATTAGCAATTCATAAAGGTCGTTACACAATCAAGACCAACGAGGATTGCATCAACCAGATGGATGACGCAATTCGCGCAGCCAACATCGGCACTGACTATGAATGGAACATCACTACCATCGATCAAGGTCGGCGCATGAAAGCAACGGTTGACTTCCGTGACCTCGTAGTTGAGCCAGTCAAGGATGACTACATTCACTTCCGCATCAGCTTGTTCAACTCATATGATGGCACATGGTCATTCATATTCAGCGCAGCTGGTTTGCGTCTATGGTGTCTCAATGGCTGCACTACACCAGACAATGTAGCGTCATCACGCAACAAACACACAGCCGCCATCAACGTCACGCAAGAGGCTGGTAAGATAGGCAGAGCGCTCGATGCATTCATGAACCAGCGTGAAGTCTGGCAGAAATACATGGGCATCAGTCTTCGTGATAGTCGTCAAGCAGTAGAGAACTGGTTGAAGACACGCCTCTGTTTATACCCAACAGCAACCAGCAACCTCAAATATAACGAGCGTCAACATGAAACATTAATGCGTCAGTATGACAAAGAATGTTCAGTCCTCGGCTGCAATATGTGGGCGCTGTACAACACACTCACACACTGGGCATCACATCCAGAAGACAATCGCGCACACGATGCAATCACCACACGCAATCGTGACATGCAGATTGCCAAGGCCATGTCTTCAACTGAATGGAGAGCATTCGAACATTTTTAGAGAGGCACCTCCCAGCGGCACTGAAGGGTGTCGGTCGCCAGACTAGCTGCGCCTAGCGTCAACACTGCGCCTCTTGGTCATCATGACATACCAGTGAAGCTAGTCACCCTTTAGAGGGGCAGGTTATTTCCGAACACCTGCCCCTCTTATTTTACAACGCACTATATCAAGGAGATAATGATGAAATTAGCAATATCAGCTGGTGCAAATGGCATCAGCATCCAGCGTTATGTCATGCATGACGGAACATCATTGGTACTAGAAATTGTTGACGAGCTTGGTCACATACACACAATCAACATCCATTCCAATGCTGAGTGTCCATACATCAAAGAGAAGACTGCCATCCAAGACGACTCTCTTCCTGATGATGCAGCTACATGGATGCGTGTTCGATCACCGCTGTTTATACCGCAAATCACAGACGAGTGTGACTATGAACTCTCGCAAGAATATCGCGCAGGTTATGCTTAATTAAATTTCGTTATAACTTGCGTGACTAATCCAACAACAACCTGATCTAATAACGGCTTGCTTGGCACCATCCGTGTCGCTGACTTGTGTATAAGATAATCACCAAGCACTTCACCAACAAGCAAGCCGAAATCTTCATCTTCAACAAGCAACACATCACCATCCTTAAATTGTCGCTGCATTGGCTGCACCAGCACATAAGAATGTGACATAACACCTGACATACTATAGCCCGTTACAACGCCTAGCTTGTAAGCCAGAAGATTTGGATTATCGCTGTTAATAATATCCACAACCTCACCTTTAACATTTCGCACTTCAATTTGTCTTATGCGCTGCGCACTGTTTAAGAACTGTGGGGATGAACCAGCAATTTTAGCAAGCTTAGCCAGTGTCCTTGCCGACGGTAAAAACTTACTATCAGAGTTTAAAAACCTCGTTATGTTTGTGGGTGATGTGCCAGCTAATGTTGCCCATTGATTTGCAGACAAACCTTTTTCACTCATTACCTGACGCATCCATACACGGATCGTTCTTCGTTCTATTTCTTCCACGGTACTCTCCTGCATTAATACAGTAGTACCGCAGACCCGCTTTGTAGTCATCCATTACTAATGCAGTATTGCACATGTCCAAGGGTTGCACAACCTGCATAAATGCAGTATAACGCTCGTATGAATAGTTATTTTGAAACACTTTTAAAAATTTCTGCGGACTACAAGGTCGATCTGCGCACAGCATTTGATCACGCGGGTGTCCCATCAAGCACATTTTATAGAGCGCAGCAACGCAATGACATGCGATTTGTAACAGCATTGAAGGTACTCAAAGCCATTGAAATGCTTCACGCATCTCAAGCAGCCAGTCGTGATTGATCCTAACTGGCAATCGATTGTCACTCGCTTAGTTGAAGAGCGACACAGGCAAGAACTTTCTCAAGAAGCTCTGGCTCACCGTATCGGATGCGCATCAAGTCTCATTCATAAATGGGAACAGTTCAAACGATTACCCTCTGGGTTTTTGTTCTTGTGCTGGCTGCAAGCATTGGATTGTGAAGTTGAAGTCAAAACAAATCAACAAGGGTAGGCCAGCAACCTGTGATGTATGTAACGTAAAGCACCAGTATTACGTCTGCCCTCTAAAGTCTATCGAACCTGCGGACTACTACGTTGTCTGCATTGACTGCTACGAGAGGGACACATGGCAAGCAAAGCTCGCGCAAAAGGAAACTACCACGAAAACTTCTTCGTCAAGTTATTCAAAGACTGGAAGATCAAAGTCAAGAAGCAACCTCTCAGCGGCAGCTTGGGAGGAGAGTATTCTGGCGACCTCATCATCGAGATCAACGGACAGCAACTGGTAGCTGAAGTCAAATACCGAAAGTCATCCGGCTTTCCATCACCATTTACAGTTCTAGATAACCGAGATGTAGCCCTCTTCAAACGTGGGACAGGCACTAATCCCAAGTGGGTGATGGTCATACCAGACCGTATTGTTAAACAGCTATTTGTAAAGGAGAAATCTGATGGGACAAATCACAATAGAAGATGATGAGATTGCAATCATCTGGTCTGTTGAAGATGTAATGCAAGAGTGTAATTGGCTTACAAGACAAGAAGCACTCGATGTGTTGCATGATTTGAAACACAACCATGAAGCAGACATTGGGATCAATTGGGAAGTAATACATTACAAAGCCCAATGTATGTATCCAGCTAGACGGAGAGAAAATTTACGCCGACGAGCCGCCACGAGGTAACAAGTAATGTCTTTCGCACTAATGGGCGCTGTGTACAAAACCGATGTCGGTGATGCACTAGCCAAACTCGTATTGCTTGTCATCGCAGAGCATGCCAATACCGAGTCAGGAGAATGCTGGCCTTCGATCACGCGCATACAGAAGGTCACACATCTGTCGCGTCAAACAGTAGTCAATAAGCTAGACTACCTAGAACGTAACGGTTTCATACACCGTGACAAAAGCAAGCGACGGTCTAACACATATACCTTACTAGTCAACCAGCTAGACCAAACTAGTCTAGCAGGTAGACCCGAACCAGTAAGTAAACCTAATAACAATAGATACCCAATTCCGCACGACTGGGTAGCTAGTGATGAGTTGCGCAATTCAATCAGTGAGGAGATCGATCATGACACTGAGCAAGTTAAATTTAGAAATTACTGGCAAGCAGACGGACGTGTCCAAGCCAATTGGGATGCACGATACAGAGTCTGGTGCAGTAATGTTAACGCCTTCACAACGATCAGCGGCGGTCGCTCGTCTGGTGGAAAACGAACCACAAGCAACAGACATAGCGGTTCTTTCTTCTCTGACGCAGCAAGGGATTTGTCTGAGGGACAGGGGTGACTGGCGTTTCCCAGCAGATTCTGATCCCTACTTTGTAGATCGTGGGTTCGAAATTATTTTTTCAAAAAAAATGTCCCCTGACATCAATGCTGCCATTCAAACTGTTACAATGTCTATGTCAGCAATGCCAATAGCGGACATGGAGAAGTCGCTGCTGACTACAATGATGCTAATGGTCAAGCCATCAGGCGAGTCATCACAAGATGCAGCCATGCGCTGCAAGCTATACGCCAATCAGATGCGCGACTGGCCTGCCGACATCTTTGTAAAGGTGCTTGACACCATTGCTAAGACCCAAACCTTCTGGCCTGCCTTTGCAGAGTTCAACAAGCATTACGAAAGACTGATAAGAAAACGTAAAAACATGCTTGAAACCCTGCAAAAATGCACAAAGTAGGTTGATACTACTGCATTAATGCACTATATATATAGAGAGAGGAGTAACACTATGCATAATCGTATGGGATTTATTGGTGGCAGTGACTGCTACCGCATTATGAACGGTGAGTGGCACGACCTATGGCTTGAGAAGACAGGTCGTGTTGAGCCTGACGATCTATCTGACATCTTCGCTGTACGTCTTGGCACCTACACTGAAGAGTTTCATATCCGTGAGCTTGAAGAAGACTTGAACGTCAAGATCACACGCCAGTTTCAACACGAGCGTGAGATCGATGGCGTCCCTTGCCGCGCTACACTCGATGGCATGTACGGTGCTATCGGTGTTGAATGCAAGCACACCAACGAGCGCCAGACTATGAGCAAGCAGCTGGAACGCTACATGCCGCAGCTTCAATTCTACATGATGGTAACTGGCATATGGCGCATGGTATTCTCTTGCATCTTTGGCAATCGTTCACGCGAACACACTATCGTAGAAGCTGACGCGAATTATCAAAACGATCTGCTGCAGGAGATCATCAAGTTCTGGTCATACGTTAAAGATGACATGGAGCCTGATCGTGGCATCCTCGACATCGTAATGCCTAGCATGGACGCCGTGCCTATCAACAGCATGGTTGCCATCGATGCATCAACCAACAATCAGTTCATGGCAGACGCAGAGATCTTTACAATTACAAAAGACAAAGCAGCTGCACATGAGAAGGCTAAGAAACGTCTCAAAGAGATGATGCCATCCAACTGCCGTGAGATGTATTGCACTGACTTTGCAATGCGCCGCGCAGCCAACGGTTCTATTCGCATGGTAACAAAGGAGATTCAGAATGCGGCTAGCTAATCAAAACCAAACCATCCTCGCTCATCTAAAGGAAGGCAAAACAATCACGCCTATTCAAGCACTCAATGCTTACGGCTGCTTCCGTCTTGCCTCTCGTATCCATGAGCTTCGCACCGAAGGACACAACATCGAATGCAAGTTCGATAGTGATGGCGAGAAAAGATGGGGCGTTTACAAATTAATACAGGGTGATCTGAATGCACCAGACCACCCTGCTTCGCACTAGTCATGGACAAGGAGATTCATCCAATGACATCTAACAATAGCACAGCAAAACCAACTGGCACAATGGCGCAAGCATTAATTGCTTGGCATAAAACCAATCCTGTTGCGCCAAAGAACGGCACCAACCCACACTTTCGCAGCAGCTTCTCAACGCTCGAAGATGTAATCACCTGCGTCAACACAGCAGCTGAGTATGGTCTGACCTTTGCTCAAGCAAATGATTTTATAATCACAGAGCAAGGCGGTGTTGTTGAATTTATAGAAACAATAATGATGCATGAGAGCGGAGACAGTGTACATGCTCGCACTCTCATCAAAGTAAAAGACGCCACTAACCCGCAAGCGATGGGTTCTGGCATCACCTATGCCAAGCGTTACGGACTACAAGCAATGTTTGGCATAGCTTCGGAAGATGATGACGGTAATAACGCTACCGCATCTGACACCAAGCAAACACTTCGCACTATGACAAGTAATGGAGACTTCTAAAATGGCTAAAATAGCTAATAAATCCTACGTCGTTTACAAGGACGTACCAGTACCACCGCGTAAACTTTTAGGCAGAACAAAAGGCCAATCAAAATATAAATTCCTACTCGACTTAGAAGTAGGAGATCACATCGTTGCAGAAAGTGTACAAGAAGCTGCGAAGCTTACTAATGCAATGATTCGTTTGAGCGAAGGGTACACAACATTTACCCAGCGTTCACTCGACAATGGAACTATTGGCCTTTGGGTCAAGCACATGAAGCAGAGAAAGGAAGCTGCGTAATGGATGGACAATACGATCCTACCGACAGCGTGTCAGCATTTCCATTTCGTAATAACGAACAGGCAATACTGACAGGCCCAGTCAATGACAACGGCAACGAGTCGCGTGTCATCATTACCAAATCAACACTACCAGATGGACGCGTCATCCGTGACGTGTACGAGAAAGTCGGCACGTTGTTTGAGAATGAGAACACCGATGGCAACAAGCCGTTGTTCTCCGGCCCATACAAGGAGCGGCGTATTGCGTTCTGGGCTAAAGAAAAAGATGGCGTCGGTAAATATCTATCCGGCAAGATCGAGGACAAGCGTGTTGCACAAGACGCAGCACCGTTTCCTAATACACCTTTACCAGATGGGTCGCTTGATGACAGCATCCCCTTCTGAAATCTTAACTATTGATGACGTGTGCGCCGCATTGCAGACTTCACCCTCAAAAGTGAAGTCTCTATGCGGCAAGCACGGCATATCTGTCATCAAAGTCGGACACAAAGTCAGGCTAACAAGGCAATCATACGATGAGTTGATTGATAAATTATCATGTCGTTACACATATTCAAACGCGGAAAATACTGGCACATCAACGACACG